GGCGAAATGATGGCCAAGTATGCTAGCAAACGTGCTGGCATTGGTCTAGAGATAGGTCGTCTACGTCCACTGGGATCGCCTATTCGCGGTGGCGAGATTATGCACACGGGTATGATTCCCTTCTTGAAGAAGTGGTTTGGTGACCTACGTAGTTGCAGTCAGGGAGGAATTCGTAATGCCAGTGCTACTGTATTTTATCCCATTTGGCATCATCAGTTTGATGATCTTATTGTTCTTAAGAACAACCAAGGAACAGAAGAAACCCGAGTCCGTCATATGGATTATGGGGTTGTGCTTAGTGCTTTCTTCTGGAGAAGATTTAAAAACAAAGAGAACATAACATTCTTTGATCCCAATGAAGTACCTGACCTCTATGAAGCATTTTACAAAGATACCAAACTGTTTGAAGAACTTTATGTCAAATATGAAAAGACACCCGGCCTCCGTAAAAAGACGATGGCTGCGGAGGAAGTTTTCAAAGGTGGTATTCTCAAGGAACGAACCGACACTGGACGTATCTATCTAGTATTCATTGACAATGTCATGAACCAAGGTCCGTTTGATCCTGAGTACCACACAATCTATCAGAGTAACCTATGCTGTGAAATTCTGTTGCCAACAAAGGCATTCAAACGTCTTGACGACGAGGAAGGTCGCATTGCGCTTTGCACATTGGGTAGTATCAACTGGGGTGCATTCCGCAATCCAGAAGACATGCGCCGCGCATGCCGTATCCTACATCGCAGCTTAAACAACATTCTTGACTACCAAGACTTCCTAAGCATTCAGAGCAAGCTATCTAATGACGAAATTCGTCCATTAGGTATCGGTGTTACTAACCTAGCATACTGGCACGCCAAGCGTGGTATGAAGTATGGTGAGAAGGATGCTCTTGCCGAAGTTAAGAGCTGGATGGAACACCAAGCATATTACCTAACCGAAGCCAGCGTTGAACTGGCCAAGGAACGCGGCAAGTGCCTACACAGTGATAAGACATTCTATGGTCAGGGCGTCTTCCCTTGGGAACGTCGCGCAGAAGGTGTCAATGAATTGACTAACTTTACACCTGAACTTGACTGGGAACCTCTACGCGAACAAATGAAGCAATATGGTGTGCGTAATGCAACAAATATGGCTATTGCTCCTGTTGAGTCTAGCAGTGTTGTTATTAACAGCACCAACGGCATTGAAATGCCAATGAGTTTGATCAGCACAAAAGAAAGTAAAGCAGGATCATTTACACAGGTTGTTCCTGAGTACCATAAGTTGAAGAACAAATATCAGCTAATGTGGGAACAGAAGGATTGTGATGCGTATCTAAAGACAGCAGCAGTCTTACAAGCATATGTTGATCAGTCTATCAGTACAAACACATTCTATAACCCTGCACATTTCCCAGGCAGAAAAGTGCCAACCACATTGATTGCTAAGAATTTGATGCAGAGCCAATTGTGGGGTATCAAGACATTCTATTACAGTCTAATCAATAAGCAAGGTTCCAAAGTTCAGGAGGAAACTCCTGTTGACACCAGCAACGTGATTAGTTTAAACTTTAATTCTATGGAAGACGACGCAGATTGCGAAGCATGTAAACTATGAGTAAAGAACAATACAATTTATCAACACCAACAGACTATCTGCATCGCAAGATGTTCCTGGACCCCAAGGGTCCAGTGACGATTCAGCGATTTGAAGAAGTCAAATATCAGAAAATCGCTGACTTTGAAAAGACAGCTCGTGGCTTCTTCTGGGTTCCAGAGGAAATCAGTCTAACCAAAGACAGCCAGGACTTTAAGGATGCCAGCGAAGCAATCAAGCACATCTTTACAAGCAACCTACTGCGACAGACAGCACTAGATAGCTTACAAGGACGCGGCCCAAGCCAAATCTTCACGCCTGTTGTCAGCCTACCAGAACTGGAAGCACTGGTCTACAACTGGACTTTCTTTGAGACAAACATTCACAGCCGTAGTTACAGTCATATCATTCGTAACATTTACAACGTACCTAAGGAAGTATTCAATACGATCCATGATACCAAAGAGATTGTGGACATGGCCAGCAGCGTGGGTAATTATTACGATGCGCTACATAAAATAAACTGCCTTAAGGAAGTAGGTGGTGAAGTCGTAGAGCGAGATTATATCAAAGCAATCTACATGGCACTACATGCCAGCTATGCCTTGGAAGCCTTCCGCTTTATGGTTAGCTTTGCTACAAGTCTAGCAATGGTAGAGAACAAGATCTTTATTGGTAATGGAAACATTATCAGTCTGATTTTACAAGACGAACTGCTACACAAAGGCTGGACTGCCTTCCTGATCAACCAAGTGGTCAAAGAAGACAGCCGTTTTGCAGCAATTAAAGCAGAATGCGAAACAGAGGTTTATCAGCTATACCTGGATGTTATCCGTGAAGAAAAGGAATGGGCTGACTACCTGTTTAAGAAGGGTCCTGTTATCGGTCTAAATGCACAGATCCTTAAGGACTTTGTTGACTATACTGCTCTGCATGCACTTAAAGATATTGGTATCAAGTATACACAGCCTGCACCTAAGACGACACCTATACCGTGGTTCAACAAACATAGTGACACAAGTAAGAAACAGACTGCATTGCAGGAAAACGAAAGTACAAACTATGTTATCGGCGTCATGAGTGACAGCCTGGATTATGATGCACTGCCTGCTATGTGAGGACTTATGGAAAATAGCGAAGAAGTAAAAATGCACTGGTGCCCTCTAGAAGGCACTGACTACGAAGGCTATTGCCATGAGAATTTTGCAACGATAAGAGTAAAGACTTGGAAATGCAATCACTACGATGATTGCGTTAAAATAAAAGAAGATTTAGATAGGGAAAATAATGAAGGTCGAAATTTACACTAAGGATGCCTGCCCGTATTGCGTTCAGGCTAAGAATCTAATGAAGAGCAAAGGATGGGAATTCACTGAGCACTACATTAGCGCAGAAACAAGAGAGACATTGTTAGAAGAACTAACAGGTAGATTGGGTACACCGCCACGCACAGTACCACAAATCTTTATTGATGATCAGGCCATTGGCGGCTACACTGATCTAGTGGCTTGGCTAAAGAATCAAAATGCTTAAAGAAAATAAAATTGGACAGACAGTTAGTCTTAAACTAACAAGCGGCGACGAGGTTGTCGGCAAAATTGTAGGACAAAACGCGGAAGGTATCACACTGAGCCAACCCGTTATCCTAGCAGCAAGCCATCAAGGTCTTGCTATGGTTCCTTTCATGATGACAGCAGATCCAGGCGGTGAATTCCTTTTCAGGACTGCAAACATCATGTGTATGGTTGATACGAACCAACAGGTTGCAGACGCATACCTGACTAACACAACTGGAATTCAACCAGTTAGAAATTCCAGTCTAATTGTGAGTTAATCATGCCACTCTGGGCTGTACAAGGTGATCCTAATACTGATGGCGATGGTGCACTAATAGCAACCAATCCCCAAACTGTTTTTGTTTGGAATATCCCCGTCATTGTAAACTCTCCCGACCATGCGGAAGCAGACGATTGGTGCCCAGCACCCGATCACTGTGATCCGTACACAGCCCAGGGTAGCCCAAACGTTTTTGCTTACAATATTCCTGTACACAGACACGATGATCTAAGGATCTGTGAAGCTCGTACTGTTGTTATTAACCAGAACAACGTATTTGTTAATGATGGAGCACCCGGAACGGGGGTGGAAGGCGAAGCCAATACTGACAGCCAAGCGAATATTTAATTGCTAAATATTTGAATGTCAAGTCCGTTCAAAATAACAACGAATCCACGTTTACCAAAAAACGAAAAAGAACTAATCTGTATGCTATTAGCAGGCAGATTAAAAGACCTATGGAACGGTAGGTTGTTCTGTATCGAGTTGTCTATTAATGACTTGATCAAAGACACTGCTGGTATAGATGCGCTGGGTTCTTTAAAACAGGGCTTGCAGGACCTAAAAGGCGCAGTTGCTGGTTTAAGAGCGGCTAGCGGATACGACAACATACTCAACAAAGTTAACCAGGCACTGGGTTCTATAGGAACCGTGTTTAGTCTTGGTGGTTTGTGCCCAAGTCCTATTACTCCACCCAAAATCCCAGATGTACTAGGACAACTAAATCAGAATTTATTCGGACAAGCAAACAGTATTCTAAACGCATTAGCAAAGGCCAGCAATCCTAAGATGTGTTTTGGTGGAGGCCCTAATGGTTTCGGTGTGAACTGGAACAGTATGACGGGTGATCTTGCTAACCTCAAACGAGCCATAGATGCATTTAAGAACGACCCCGCTGGTCTAAAGAGAACAATAACTGCATTTGAAAGAAACATACAATCACAAACAAGACGTTTAAATGCGGAACTGGATAGACTAAGCAAGAACCTGCAGGATCCTTTTGGTATTAATAAGAAGCAGAATACTGCTAGAAGCATCCAAAGAGCAGCATCTGCAAGTGATGGATTGACCGTTAAAGATAGGAACGGCATCGAATACAAGAACCCTATAGACTCCATGATTACAGGGGACGTCGATGCGGTCTTGAACAGGACAGATCCATTATCCACACAACCTATCATTTACAAAACTGAACCTGTACTAAACTATTGCGGCGAGGTAGAAGGGTATAAACGTGTAGCCGTATCAGGAGATCTAGCATGGGCCGGCTGGGATACGGACGTAAGCCTTTACGATGAGCAGCAACTAACACCAACAGTAAATCCCCCAAGTGCGTTTGCAAATTTTGATTTTACGTTCTTTGAAGAAGATGACGGTAAAGTATCTGTCTATGACAGAACTGGCAACATAGTAGACATGGCGCTTGTTCGAGGAGTAGCATACAAGATTGGCTTCAAACTAAAGACGACCACCGTACAGTTTTATAATGGTGGAAGTGTTTGGTTTAACGGATTAACTTACTCCCCTGATCCCGCTTTTGGTATTGGTTCGGGCGCCCCGGGTGTTGATGTAATACAGCCTAATGATGCGTATGCCCCTCCATATGAAACAGGTGAAGCACAGTGGGCGGTATTGATTGAAAATCCAACGACACCGAATCTTTTACAGTGGCGTACTGCAAATAGTCAAACAGGAAATATCACAGTAACTGGTTACACGGTTGTTCCGCTTGTGGACAGAAGCTATGACCTGGATATGGCTTTCAGGAAAGGGCTGTTGTTATTAGGAAGAACAACAGAAACAGAAAACGGTTTCAGTGTAGAGTATCTAAGAAGAAGAACGGTACTTAGATATGATGCATCATTCAGTTTACAGTTAGATGATGGATCTAAGTATGAAGGTACCACACAAACAGTTAAGTGGGGCTCTGGTGCCAACGAGTACTACATCTATAAAAACCGAGAAGATCTAGATGATGCTGGCAACCCTATAGAAGGAAACAAAATATATAAACTGACGCTGGCATTGACGTCAGGCAAATATCTTCTGTATAAGATGTATTTCAATGACAACGCGGCACTAAAAATTCAGCAGGTGTCTTTCGGTATATGCGACAACCTGACAACTTTGTCTGGATTCAAATCTCTGTTTAGCATAAAGTATGCCGAGCCAATAACATTTGTAAATGACAGCAAGCTACCTTTTAAGGATGGTACCAGCTACCGCTGGTCTGCACCAATGGGCAAAGATCAAACAGGTTCGACAGATGATAATTTATATGATACCGATGAACTAGAATTTTCTTTGCTTAATAAAAATTTATTGAAACTATTTTTGACATCTGAAAGAGACTACGGTAATGTGAAGGAAAATTCTTGGTACTGTTCTCATGAAGTTCGTATTAATCCTACGGATCCAGGAAGGACTTACACGACCACGGATCCGTTCCTGTACAAAACAAATATTCTGGTTCGCGGCCTTGGTGAAACATTCGTTAGTCTTGAATTGATATTCAAAGATGCTTTAGCTACAAATAATAAATTTTCTGTATCTCTGACATCATCTTCGTTTCAGGTACAAAAAAATGAAGAGACAAGTACAGTAAACATAACACCCGTAACTGCAAGTGGGGGGCTACAGCCATACAAATTCAGTATAACACCAGAACCGCCTGTTGGTATGATTTTCGATTCGACTACATCCAATATCACTGGGACGGCTTCTTCGGTACAGCCGCCGCATATGTACACAGTCGTGGCAACAGATCTGACTGAAGAAGAATCGTTTGAAAATAGTTTTTCAATAGAAGTTACAAGGCCCGCCCCAGCACTAACTATAGCTCAAGTCAACGCAGCAATTGCGGCAGCATTGGCTTCTTATAGTGGTGCCAGTGGAGGTGGCGGCAGTGGAGGTGGTGATGGCACAGTTATAGGACCGGGTCCTGGATTGCCTGAATTACCAGCTGAATTATTAGACCCCAACAACGGATACTTTTCAACGACAGACGGATACGTTTGGGGTCCTGATCCGGAAAGGGGAGGAATCAGCAGATGGTCATTCGTGCCCCCACCAATAGAAACTATAAATGCGGCAACGGGTCAAGTCTGGAGAGCAAATTGGGATAGAGCAACAAACACCTGGGTATATCCTCCTAGACCGTGGTGATCAAATGCTCTTGACAATAAATGGAATTTATAGCATAATGGCGATATGCTAAAAACTATCGCCAAATTCCTCACCAAAATCGGACGTCAGCGCATCGTTTTGGACAGGCAATCAAATGAACCTTATCTTGAACGCTATTATCTATTCCTCAAGGACCGAACAAGGTTTCCCTTTAACGTGTTCCTTCATAGGTTTCTTAAGTCAGACCCCGATGATGTGCATGATCATCCATGGCCTTACGCTACTCTAATCCTTAAAGGCGGTTACTATGAATGGCTTCCGAAGTTTAACGACAAAGGTGAAAAGATTGGCGAGATTGCAGTGTGGCGAGCTCCTGGTCATTTCCGTTTTTGTCGTGCTGATAGTTATCATAGAATCGAGCTTGACCCAAATGTAGAATGCTGGACGTTGTTCATGCCTGGACCACAGAAACGTGAGTGGGGATTCCTTGTAAACAACAAGTGGACACCTCACGAACAATATATTGCAGAACGTAAACATGGATCCACGTAAAATACGGCGTCTGGTAGAACGCTATGAAATTCGAGAATTGGATGTAGAGGAAGAGCCCTATTATGATTATAGGCCTTTTGACAGATACTCGTCTCCCAGTAGCACTATAGAGTATAACAACTACATTCGTGAGATGCGTAGGAAAAACGTAAAACTAAAAATGCCACTGGAACAGCTTGAAAAGCTGGTAAATCTGGCAGAAGAGTTTGATGATCTTCTACATGATCGTGAAACAAGAGAATTAATTAATCAGGCAAGATTCATAAATAGGTTAAAATATGGCACAACGTTCTAATTATTGGTCATGCAGTAAGTTTGCAGATTGGATACGCGGTACTACCAAAGGTGGTGCAAAGACCAGCGATGGCTGGGACAGTTGGGAAAAGACTGCAAAAAGCAAGTACCCAATCCGTTACTGGATTGCCGAAGAAGCTCTGGACTCCATCCAAAATTTCATCTGGTGGCCCGTAGACAAAATTTATGACATTAAGTATTATATTAATAACCGTTGGGTTAGTCGCACTCATAGTCTTACCGCTCACCCTCGTGACATCAAGCCCGGTCAGTGGTGCGACGTGGGCTACAGGTTCCTTCCTTGCCTATTCAACGAACTACAAGACTTCGTTGAAGTAGAACTGGCCTGGTGGCATCTTGCTTGGAACAGAGAAGAACGCCACAAATATAACATGCCTTGGTGGGCAGTTGGTTGGTGGCGTGTACGCCTATGGCGTTGTCCACAAGCAGGCCTTGATAACCTCAAGTGGCAAAGTGAATTGGTTTGGAAAGAGCACGAGTGCAAGCCTGGTAGCAAGTTGATTGGTAAACCAACTTACCAAGCAGAAAAGGCTCTGGAAATCCTTGCACTATACAAGTGGTGGACTGAAACTTATCGTAACCGCCCTGATCCACATGAAGCAAGCGGCTGGACTGAATACTGCCGCAAAAAAGAAGCACTCAACGATGGTAGATTGTTTGGTGGCAAAACAACACCTGAGCTTAAAAAAATGAGCAACAAGGCCCACAAACTGCTACAGAAAATCGAAGCAGACTACGAAAAAGAAGATGAGCAAATGATGATTCGTCTAATTAAAGTTAGAGACAGGCTTTGGACGTAAACGAAACAGCAACCTAAGACGTTATATAGTTATAAAGGACAACTTATGAAAAAACTTTTTGCTGGTATTTTAATTGCTCTTGTAAGCATCAGTGCTATGGCACAACACCATCATGGTTATAGGCCTAGTCATAGGCATCATGGTCATTATAACTGGGTTGCACCTCTAATCATTGGTGGAGTGGTAGGTTATGCGATCACACAGCGACCTACCGTTGTAGAACAACCAGTAATTGTGGCTCCTCCACCACAGCCACAGTACACAGGTGAAGTGGTATACATCAATGGTAGATATTACAGGCGTGATGTTGCTATGATAAACGGCGTCTGGCAAGAAGTACTGGTCCCGCAATAAATGGATAAGATACTCCTAGCCCTATTGATCATAGGTCTACACGCCTACTGGATCTATAAGCTAGTAACCTATGACTGGTCGCGGTTTGATGAAGATTCTAAAAATGATGACTTCCTAAAGCCATACGACAGCAAATAACCTATTTTTGGTCTTAGGTAAATACATGTATGATAGTTTACATACATGGTGCCAACGCAACAGCCGCCAGCTTTACACACATAAGACAATATGTCAGGGACTATTTTGACGAGCCCTGCATTATGCTTGAGTATAAAAGCGAAAACGGATTTGAGAATAATCTAAACCTTATGAAAGGTCAGCTTGATGACGCTGACCGTTTATTTTTTGTTAGCCATAGTTTGGGTGGCATTTATAGTTTACATTTAGCCAATTACTATAAAGAAACAACACGTGGCGGTATAAGTTTGAGCACGCCTTATGGTGGTAGTAAAGAAGCGGACTATGCCAAATACTTTTTGCCTTTTAGTAGACTAATGCGGGATATCGGTCCAACAAGCAAGCCTATGGCTACTGCTAAAAAACTCCCAGCACCCCCAAACTGGACACAGGTTGTTACTACAGTTGGGCAGAGTCCTTGGATTACTGAACCTAATGATGGAGTAGTCACAGTGGAAAGCATGAAGTTTAGAAAAGATTTTGAATTGGTTGAAGTGCCACTAAACCACTATGAAGTTGTAATTAGCGATCAAGTGGTTGAAATAGTTCTTGACAGAATCAAACGGGCATTGTAAAATAAATACTTGAACAGCGTAAACTGTTATTAAGAAAAGTGTTCTGGACCCGGGGGCAGTGCCCGGCATCTCCACCTAAACATATTAGGTCCCACACCAGGCAATTGGAGCCGAAATGTCGTCTAGTATGTTTAGTTGGGGATGACACAGTTTCGACAGGGCAAAGAGTAAGAATAGTGGCGCTCGGCAAGGTAGAAGCCGTTAGGGTTGGGGTTTCCTGGCCGAAGAAGCAAAAAAAGTAACTGCAAACGACAGTTCATTCGCACTAGCCGCTTGATCGGCTCGCTGAGGTAGGACATACCAATAAACAGAAAACACCAAGCCCGCTTCGGCGGGCTTTTTCACGCGAACTCTATGGATAAGTAACTAGATGGCAATATTTTTATATACTTTGATCGTTACACATATAACGATTGTTTCAGTTACATTATTTTTACACAGGGGTCAAGCACATAGGGGCATAGAATTCCATCCTATACTAAGTCACTTCATGAGATTTTGGTTATGGGCAACAACAGGCATGGTTACTAAACAGTGGGTAGCAATACACCGCAAACATCACCAGTCAACAGACAAAGAAGGCGATCCGCATAGCCCACACGTTGAAGGAATTTGGAACATTTTCTTGCGAGGCGTCTACTATTACTATCTAGCAGGAAAGAATGCTCGCATGATTATGAATTATGGCAAGGGTACGCCTAGTGATTGGCTAGAGAAGAACGTCTACACCCCATACCACAAGTTTGGTATATTGATACCGCTAATTATTGCAGTGTCTTTGTTTGGTTGGTGGGGCATTCTGGTTTGGGCTATTCAGATGATATGGATTCCGTTCTGGGCAGCAGGCGTTATTAATGGTATAGGACACTGGTTTGGTTACAGGAATGGCAATACTAAGGACAAGAGTACAAACATTTTCCCTTGGGGCATCTTAATTGGCGGTGAAGAATTACACAACAACCATCACTTGGCTCCCGCAAGCCCCAAGTTAAGTTTAAAATGGTGGGAATTTGATATCGGATGGTTCTGGTTGAACCTATTTAAAATACTGGGCCTGGTAAAGATAAAAAATGTACAACATTAAATTCGCAGAGACAGATGACGAGTTCAACAAAGTAGCAGAACTCTGGGCGTCAAAGACAACACTGATGCGCCATGCAATTGATACGCCACCTGACCAAGATGTGCGTAGAGGTAAGATAGCTGCGGCATTCAGTGAAGATGGTGAGCTCGTAGGCACCTTGCGTTCCATAGCCTGGACAGAAAATCTAGGTCTTCCATTTTATTCCATAGGTGGATTTTATCTAAAGACTGGGTTAGTAAAACAGTTGAACTTTGCAAACCAAGCTAACCCCACGGGCGCAATGCTAGACCTTTTACTTGCACACGAAGAATCCAAAGGGCTGTACAACTGGTATTATATCAGACCTTTGGGTAAGGCTTATAGCAAAATTAGGGAGGACGGTAACGAACTTTTAGCTCACTCCAAGTTAGGTGTTAGATACCGTAGGGACGTTGAAGAGGTAGTATTGCCTGGTCAACGCTCAAATTTCAGAATGCACAATAACCTGCTGCTCAACAGAACATGGCAGAAACCAATGATGATCATAAAATGCTGTCTGGAAAATAAATACCGCGTGGAAGGCGATCTTTTTGAAAAAGAAAGCGCCTATTATCAAGAATACAAGGATTTTTAATGACATTGGATCCATACAAGCAGACCCTATATGTAGTTTGGGGTAATCAAATCCTCTTCATACTGGCAAGCATATTTGCGCCATCTCTACTAATGATACCGTTAGCTATTGTGGGGCTTTATGTGTTTGGTTTTATGAGCGAGGCAAGCGTTCATAGGTATTTTACTCATAAGAGTTATACAACGACACCGCTTAAAGAGAAGATTTTGCGAGTGTTCGCAATACTGA